CCAGGTTATTTTATCTATGCTGGATACCTACGTGCTAAATTTTTCTATCGGTGGTGTATCCGCAGGGAGATTATGAAAAGAACCAGAACACGCCTACAAAGAATACTATTGATATTGCTCCCAGAAGTAGCTCCCGTTTATCAAACATTACTTCTTTTTACGGGTGGTCTTCTTTTTACGGGTGGTCTTCTTCTTTGCGGCGTACTTCTTAGCCGCAGCCTTACCCTTCTTGGTATAAGCAAAGTGTCTACCGCCTACTTTCGGCATATCAGACCCCCATTAAGATCAGTAAAATTGTTAACCACATCAGTGCATACTCTCCACTTGAAAATCCATTAAGCCCAACATTCCTCTCGCCATAAACTCTTCGGCGAAGAACTCGGCTTCTGCCATGCTGGTAAACTCGACAATAATACGGGCTTCAAATACGGCGTTGCCATCGTTTTCAGATTCAACAACGTCGATCCTCTCGGCATCCATTCTTTCCCCCATTAAAAAACCCGCCATCTTTTAGACGCACGGGCCCACACACAGAAGTATAGAAGTTATTTTGCTTTGTCTACTTTTTTTTTGTGTTTTGTTTTCCGCGTATATTTCTTCAGATCTGGTTCGACCCTATGACCTAAGGCGTGGCGTAGTTTCCACGACGGATCGCGCACCTTCTTTTTCATAGTATATGAAGAAATACGTCAATTAATACCGTTATGAAATCAAGTATGTCCATTATCCTTTCTCCTGTAGCTTCTTTTCAAGCTGTCTAAGCTCGGCATTCGCTTCGGGTGTATCTGGTATATATACCATCTTTCCCTTTAGCCCCTGCCGTATCTTTCTAACACGCCAGTCGAGTTGTCTTTCAGCATTACTCTTAACCATTTTTTTCCCCAATCACCAAACGCTATCGTATGTCTGATAAGGGTCCGGCTTATAGTTATCCTTTGTTTTATCCAAGACGTAATCTTTCATAATAACCCCCAGAGATGGGTCGCCCCTCTTATGAGACCTGATCCAAATTCTACGGTGCGGATTTTTTAACACTCTGAAATGCCCCCTGACATCGTGCTGTCTCTTCGGCGTTCCGTAGCCTATCTCATTCGCCTTAATGATTATATGCTCTTTAGGCAGCGCCAATTTAAGACGATGGAATGTATTCAGAGGCCTGACTTTGCCGTGTCTTATTTTGCCCTTTGTTGCCTTTCTGGGTTCCGATACAACAATCCAGTCATGGTTTATCATCCACATAATGGTCAGCAGCCATCTTAGATCGCCATCAACACATTCAGCCGACACTCTATTGGCCTCTGCCATAAACTTATCATCATACGCCCAACCAGCTCGCCACTTCTCTTCTGAGACCACCCATTTCATTGATCTTGTTTGCACACTTAAAGCCCTTCGCATCATTTCTTTGGCTGCCGCCTCAATCGGGCCGTCCAATGCGGCGTCTGGGTATGCCTCCCCCTTAACGGGTGCTTCCCCGCAATGTTTAGCAACCCATTCACGACCCAACCAATAGTTTAGTTGATGTAAATGGCTACTCACACTGTTCGCCACGTCTTGATTATTTTTCAGTTTTTCCCGTGATTTATTACTTTGCGGGTATTCTAAATATTTATCATATCCTGGTATTCCTGTTATCTTAAACATTTCCGAAGGAAGGAACCCAGGGGTCTTTAAAACAAAACAATTTAGAGTGGTCCATATTTGTTCCCGTTTTGAATCCGACTTTCTGCTCTCCAATAGTAATGGTACACCCTTTTGCAACAACTCCCCTTCTGTATAGAACCCTGTAAAATAGTGACCGTCATCAATATCAAGAAGTGACCCTTTAGTTACTCTGGGATTAGTCGGTGTAACTAAATACCCCACCCTACTAAACGTTGTATAAGACCCGCCTATAATCTCCTGCCTGACGTTTTCATCCCATTCAATCCACATTAAATCATAACAAGGTCGTGCGCTCTTGGCTCTATCATTCAAAGTATGAAAATCATCAAGGCTTAACTGATAAGCGGTTTCCAGAAGTTCAGGGGTTACTTCAAATCGTATGGCTTGACGTATCTCCGCTCGTGTCAGGTCAGCAGCTTCCCTTGCTCCCCTGCTATTAACAAACTGCACCAGATCCTTGGTAGGGTTTCCTAAAGCCGCGATAACATCATCCGCTAGACATGGCTCTATAGCTCGTTCCATTTTCTTCCCTTTCAATCAAAAAACTTTCCATTTGCTTTTATATCCTCAACCAGCTTGGTCGCTTCTTTGGCTATCTTTTCCGCCCTCATTAGCAAGCGGTCCTTATACTCAAGGCCAGTATTAATACCAACGCCCAATCCATATGAGCGGCTTACTAGTCCTAGCTCGTGCAATTTATCGTAAATTATGGAAACACTTTTCGGCCCCAGGTTGGGCAGTCTATCAAGTGTTCTCCTTTCTATTTTTTGCAGCTCGCCAATAGTCGTGATATTTTCACGATTAAGTATGTTTTGAATCCGGGTGTTTTCACTGGAGCAACCAAACTCAACCGAGGTAACATGGAGATTAATCATCTCGCCTTACCTCTTCAAAGCGTCTCCGTGAAAGTTTACCGCGCCCGCCATAATCATCAGCCAGATAAACCCAAGTGCGCCCAGACACTGACCAAACCAACCTTTGCCCCGAACCAATCTTAGGACATTCGTCAGCCAAATGAACCAATACCCTTTCTGAATTTTTCCACTTTTTAGCTCGCGGTCGTTTTGGCACATACTTTTTAAAACGTGGTTTTTTAACCAACGGCGTATCGTCCACAACACGAAAAGGTGCTTTTAAAAAGTCCGGGATATATAAAAGGTCATCGACCATTAGCCCGCCTCCTCTTTGACTTCATAAAATCGGCTATAAGGTGAACCAGATATTGTGTCACTAAAATCAGCAACCACCTGTCTAACGTTATCAAGCGGCATACTTTTATGAGCGTCATCCATACCTTTCTTAATGCAGTTATATAATAGAAAGGCCTCACCTTCGGTCATCCTTATGGAAAGTTCTGCGTGCTTTTTATGGCTGGTTATTTTCATTTTCTTTCTCCTTTCACCCTTAAAGCCCCTGCGAATTTAATCGCCAGGGGCTGTTAGGGGTTGTTGGTAAATCAGCGCATCGCGCCAGCGTCTCTAAGAGCGGTCCCAGCCTTTTTTCTGGCAACCTGTATCTGATTTCTTATGTGACGTATATCCTCGCGTTTCCTGTCGGATCGGCAACGCTGTTCCTGAGCGCCAAGCTCATTCCATTGTACGCTTAAAAGAACGTGGCAAGTTACTAATGCGTCTTTCATTTTGTTTTCTAAATCGGTCATCTACTTTCTCCTTATTTAATGTTTCAATATAGACAGAATAAGTTATTAATAACTACGTGTAAAGCACATAACGCACTTAAAACGCTATTAAAATCAATAGCTTATAAATTAATTTAGGAGCGTTCCCAGCGATAGAACAAATGTGAGCCGATTTTCGCTGTTAAAGTCTTAACGATTGCCCATTGGGGATTGACGTAATCGGCGTGGTAATGAGTCGCCCCGTGGGTAACGTCCTCGATCCTTCCCGTTAAAACCAGCTTCGCAATGAGGAATGAAAAGTTAAACGCATTTTTATCCAACGGTTTGTCAGATCGCCCGTCACAGTACCATGAAAATTGACACTTATTTTTTATGGGGAATCCATTCGGGTAAGTTTTAGCCTGTTTGACTACAGAACAAATATCATTCGGGTAGCGTTCATCTTTTACCCGATTCAATACAACGTGAGCGGGTGCGGCCATAGAAAAAAGAGTTGGCTCACCCCTGGCCTCAAAATAAATATTCAACGCAAGACAAATTAAAGCCGCGCTCATTAATAAGGACAATTCTTAATTGGGCAAGGCAGAGCGAACGCCGCTGGCATACGTTCTTTTCCTTTGCCATACAAATTTATCCCGCAATTTTTACAGACCCCGTTTTTTGTTGATGCTATCTGTCGCCTCACCACATCATTCTGCCCTGAGTCCTTTTTCTTTCTCATCAATAGTCTTTAATCGCTGTTGAGAATAATTTCCAGTCACACTCGTCACCGTCGATGATACAATTCACAATCATGTTCAAACCTGGAGACCCGAACCGACCCAGCACCCTACTCGACCATATTAAATATCTCCTGACCTCCTTGGGCTCTTTCTCTGTATTCGTTCCACTCGTCCCTCTTGGACTATCCAGCGTGGCATAATCCAGCGATTGGAAATCAACCTCGCTGCGGATATACTTCACCGCCCTCCTGATGCCCCAGACCGATTCCTGTAAAACTGAGTTGAGCTTTTTACTTTCAGCCCAGACTAAAATAGGGTCACGCTTCGCCTTTTTTAAAGTCTGCTTGGTCGCAAATTGGTATGCTTGCTGACTTTGTTCTGAAATATCAATCATACATTAGCCTCGTTCGGCCAAATAATATCTTTGGCCCATTGTTCACCGCGTATGTATCCCTCCTCGACTGCCGTCGCCCTTCCTCTTCCAGCAGTCTTTGAAATTTCTCTTAATCTGGTCTCCACTTTTAGTTTAGTAAAATCCTCCTTATTCGATGGCGATGCACTATGACCCATTGCTTTACGATCCGAACAACGCTTTCTCAAATATGCCACACGTTTTCCCAGGGGAGGGGTTTTCTCTTTTTTAATTCTATCAAAAGCATCTTGAATAACATCCACCGTAAAGTCTCTTGTAAGTTTAATAACAACACTAAAGGGCTCTTGTAAGTCTTCTTTCAACCATCCTCTTAATTCACTCCAATCGTGTTCGATTATATCTGGTTTTGATTCTGATTCTAGTATGCTAGATTTATTTGTAGCGTTCGCCAGAGTGGTTTCTTTATTTTTTAACGACTTAGCGATACCGCCGAGACGTCCGTTTGCTTTATTTTTGTCTGATTTTTGCTTCGTTTCTGCAAGCATTTCGCTTAATTTTTGTTGAAACCACGTCCCGTCTGATAAATCGAAGTAGGGTAAAATCTCCTTTTTTATCTTTTGCCATTTACGATTTCCTAATCTTAGAATACGGCACATTTTCTTGTCGTCGTCTTCTAAAAATTTTCTTCCTTTCCATGTGTAGAATAAAATCAAACAATAAGCACCGTGAGCCTCAATCGAAAGCTCAGGTGTATCGGCGATATAATCTCCCACAAACATAGGCATAAACGGTAGTTTGCTCATTCGGTTTCCTCCTTGGTTTTCCAATATTTTCCAATCCCCTCGCAACTGACAATACCGGCTTGGCGTATTGATTCATTGTTTTTGTACCATCTTATTATGGCTTTTTTTAAAGCCCCTGTTCCATGATTAAAAGGTAAATGACGCCCGGTAATATCAAGATACATACTATTATAGTCAAATTTATTTATTTTTAAATAACGAATATGCTCGTCGGCTATGTCTATCATTTCCTGTCTGAACATCTTACAGCCAATTTTAAATGAATATCACAAAAAGCAAACTTCTGATTTGAATTAATCGGCTCATGGCAGAATTTATCCTCTTCCAGCCACTGGCAGAATTTAAAGTTACCGCGCTTTTCCCAGTCGCCTTTTTTTTCATAAGGCCGTAATTCCGCTCCCCAGGTACTGTTTAATTTTCTTCTCATTCCCATACGGGCCAGCTTCCCGGCCACCGCCATACGAGTCGTTCCAAGTCTTTCGCCTATCTGCTTAAAGGTTAGGCCCGTTTTCCAAAGGGATATTAACTTCGCGTCTTTTGTTTTCGCCCACTTATTCATATTCCCTCACTACCAATCTTGAATGTCTTGAATGATGACTTTGACTTTCGTTGGCCAACTCATAACCTTCCGGGATTGGCTCGTTGTGACCAATCCACCGAAACTCTAATGTCCATTTGTCAGTGTCGTCCCAACCTTCGGCAATACCGTCGCAGCAATGAGTATGGCCAGCGTGACAACCTTCATAGTCGCATGGGTATAATTGATTCGGATTCGTTTCGGTCGAGGCAAAGGTTAAAAGTTTACCAGGAACCACTGAAGCGCCGTTACACTTGGGGCAAATCATTACTCCCACTCCACATTATGATTAACCATTACTTCTTTATAAGGGATTTTTATCCAAATTGGCTTACCATTTCCTGGGTTAATAACCTTCTCTTCCAATATCATACCGTAATTATTAATTTTATCAGTATAATTATAGTCGTTAACTGCTTTTAATTTATTTCGTTTAAATCCACTATAATCAACGTGATGCTGATATCTTCCCCACTTCCAACTCACTCTAGCAATATCCGGGTGCTGCTCCACAAGACTTTCGGCCATTTTTAATCTTCCATCATCCTGATACAGCTCGTCTGAATTCCCACCTTTCATTGTCATGGTGGTACTTTTATCGCATATAAAGGCGTTAAATAGTATCGTGCACCACCCGTCTTTTAAAGCTCGTATGCTGAGGTCCGTATCCTCGTTATATCTTCCGCGCCATCGGTAAGGTATGTCGTTCCTGATTAAAATACACGAGTATATGCGCGTGTTTAGGTAAAAAGCTGGCTTTCTTGCCTTTCTTTCAATAAACATAAAATAATTAAAGCCGCTTAAGGCGACATTTTCATATCTGTTAATAAAGTCCTCTGCCGATTTAAAAATGGTACCGCTTGCAACCCTTATTAGCATATTACGATTAAATCTGTAAAAGTGCATAATATTATCATCAAGAATCCAGTGTTTTTTTGCCCCCTGGGAAATTGAATGTTCCCACACCCAATTCCGCGCGGGTATTGATCCTTGATCCAAGTCTTGAAACGGTAACACCAGTATTTTTTTTTCGTCGATAACAGAAGCGTAATTATCAAACTCTTGAGGCTCCACGACAATATGATAAGGTACATCTATTTCTTCAAGCGCCTTACTTGTTTGTCTGCTCTCCCATCTACCTTTTGAAATTATATAAACAGGGTATTTAGGATTCATATTAACGTCTTCCGTATAATTGTATCCCCAGGTCGTTGTTTAAATGTACGCCATATTTGACTAGGCCTCACCTTTACTCTACCATACTGCTCCCCTAGTTTAAATATACCCGGCCACATGGATTGTAATCCCTGCGCCCTTATCAGTCGTCTGTCACCCTCGTATGAAATTTCGGTATTCCCACCTTTTATTGTCATGGTGGTTACCTTATCCATAATTAGTCTATTAAAAATTAAGGTACAATAACCTTCGGTTAATAACTGAAGACTATAATCGGTATCTTCCACTAATCCATCGCGCCACCATATATTTGGTTTATTATTAAACAAAACACAAGTATATACCTGCTTATTAAAATCAATTTTATTCTTCGCAGCCCACGCAAACATAGCGTGCTTTAAACCTGCTGCTCCAATATTATTATATTGATTAACGTATTCCTCTGCCTTTTTTAAATTTTTATAGCCTTCTATTTTAATATTTTTATTATTTTTTCTGATCTTAAAATTTTTTATATTATCGTCAATTTGCCAGTGGTACGCCTCCTTATGATCTATAGAATATTGCTTAATCCAATTTCTTGCATACGCAATACCCATATCGTTTTTATCCATTACCAAGACTTTATTATTAAAAATATTTTTATAATTTATTTTGTCTTGTGGCTCCACGACCAGTTTAAAATTAATATTATCATTTAATAATTCATTTGCGGTGAGTGATAAATTTTTCTCATATCTTTTTCGGCTTGGGATATAAATTGTATATTTATTCATCATTATACCTCTTTGTTACAAGCCTTTGAATGGTAAGCTGTGGATACCACATACTTTTAGTAAGGCCGGTTATTGGCTGATTCAGTAATTTTGAAAACTGCTCAACGTCCTCCTCTTTTTCAAAATGCACCAAAAGCGTCCTCAAAGGCGTTAAATCCTCCTGTATATATTCCGGCATTTCCTTCCACTGTTCTTTCCAGATCGTGCCTTCATCTTGAGGGATAAGAAATAATTGGTCTTGTTTGTTTTCTTCGTTAATCATACCTGTATCTCCGTTATTTCAATACCGTAAAGTGCTTCAACTAATTTCTTTTTGATTCTATATATTTGGGTTCGGTAGCCTTTCACATCCTCGACAACCCACTTCCCGTTTTTTAGATGATATTTAAAATCCGCCTTGTATACGCAAATCTTTTTCTTATTTACTACGCAAGGAAAGGCAGGCTGAAGCTCCAACTTGAAAATAACTCCTGCTCTTTCCAGTAATTTCAGATCCGAATATCTCGCAGCCTCTGCTTTGGAATGGAATGATATCCCATCAACGACTGTTCTTTTTGCGTTATATTTATTCATTGTGCGGTGGTTGATACCCTTGGGCAATGTTAACCAAAGTCGCGGCCACCACTTCAGGGTATCTCTTTTCGCTATTATTTTGAAAGGAGCGCGTCATGACGCCACCGCTCGCCTTTACATAAGGCCGCTAGAAACTGTACGACGCCACTTTGGCGGTGCCATTTCGGGTTGGAACGGTAACTCTTTCACTCTTGATCGCATAACCATCATCCCGCAAGTCTTTAATTCTCGCGGCGAGACGCATAACGCCGAACTCAACCATTGCCTTTCTTGGTGTAAGACTGTGGCCGTTTTCAAGATACTTTAAAATTTGCTTACTCTGTGTCATCGTGCTTCTCCTTTAAAAAGGTCTGGTCTTATTAATGAACGATCAACCCCGGTTATTCTTTCAAGATTGACCAAGTGGTCGGCAGGGACTTCTGTCCACTGGTAAATACTCTGGCGCGATAAACCAAGCTCCTTGGCAACATAAGCCACCCCACCAGCGTTTTTACATATGTCTATTATAGTCATTTTCCCCTCAGATATTTTAGTAATTGCATTGTCAGTCTCCACGCTTCGCCCGCGCTTATTCTTTCGTGGCAAAGCTCTTTATTATCCTTGTATAGAACCAAAAACAACTCGCCCTCCACATCTCTGAAATTCGGGTACATTAGTGTCCAAGCTCCGCATTTAATTTAACCGCCTGGTCGTAGGTCAGACAGCGCATTTCCAGAACTGAGACGAATTTCTTTCCCAAGTATCCCTTCACCGCAGAGGCTATCTGATCGAAGTCTTCACGGATTCTCTCGTGACAAATTTCGACATCACTATAACTCTCAGTCCATTGCAGCCATCCCTCAGGCGGCACCTTGGTTGTCAGGATAAGAACGGAAATGAAAACGACTTTGATCATAAGATCACCAGCGCAAAATAAGCGACCGTGAAAAGTAAAAAGACGCAGACCCCATCTAGTACGGTCTGAATAATTCTGCCGCGTCGTCTAAATCTCAGTAATAATAAATTTTCTATCATCGTATCCCCATTTCAGCTTTTTGATAACTTAGTTCAGTTCGTTTCATATCAATCCAGGTCTTGTAGACATCGTAATTAACCTTTGCGATTGCAGCCAAGGTTCTGGCCTCGCTTAAACTCTTCAGATGACTTCTATACCCATCACTGGCTCTTGCTTCTCGTTCCTTCGACGCCTCTGAACCCTCGGATCTACCAGCGATGTCAGATAATATGGACTTGGTTGCATCATCGAGAGCTTTATAAGCCCCATCCAACTCCGCCCACGATATTCCACGCGAGGATAGTTCGGCGGCTGATTTATCAGGATCGAAATTCATTTAAACCCTCCACATATAAAACGGCATTCACCCACTTTTTTGCGGGATTTTCAAATTTATTAAAAATGTCCCATAAATTATCCGTAATTTCCCTGGGGTCGAGTTTCTGCGATTTCCACCAAAGTCTCTCACCGCGACTATGCTGCTCTCTGTGGTGTGCTCCGCATAACGGTAGTGTATATATGTCGGAAGGCTTTAAACCTACTCCACACGACGCTATAAAGCGCACGTGGGCAGCTTCTGTCGTTGTATGGTCGTTACAAATGACGCACGGCAAGGTTCTGATGTATTTCAAATACTTTGGCATTCTTTTAATTTCATTTTTCGGTATCATTATATCCTGTGGGAATGGGTTGCGCGGGAAAGGAACCGTTTCCGGCGGGCGCACCGCGCAACCCTTTTGACACGACTTCCCAAGCCGTGATTGAACGCGCCCAAATTAAAAAACAATTTCATCATCGATCATCTCGTTTTCAATAACCGGCGGAGGGGCAACTTGAGGTGATCCTTCGTTCCCGCCTCCAAGCATTGTTAGTGTACCTTTAAAATCCCCTAAAACGATCTCTGTTGTATATTTCTCAACGCCGTTCTTTTCCCATTTTCTCGTTGCCAGACTGCCTTCCACATATACTTGCGAACCCTTGGTTAGATACTTCTCAACAATACCACAAAGATGGTCGTTAAATATCACCACCCTATGCCACTCTGTCCGCTCCTGCCTTTCGCCGCTTTTATCCGTCCACTTTTCCGACGTAGCCAGGGAGAAGTTTCCAATACGTTTCCCAGTGTCGGAATGTCTAATCTCTGGATCACGACCAAGCCTTCCGATCAATATCACTTTGTTAACTGAACTCATGTCTTCAACTCCTTTAATGATTGAATTTTCGTTTCCATTTCCTCGATAAATTCCGCAACCATTTCACGCATTTCATCCAGTCGTTTATCGTCGCGCTCAAACCGCTTTATGAACAGACTCATTTCTTCTGGCATCCTGGGATCGTAGGATACGAAGTCACACCATTCTCTGCTGGTGCATTCAAGTTGCCATAGCATTTGCGGCTCATACTTCGGCGGGATTTTATCAGCCAACAGATAGTCAATATGCGTCGCCGTGTTTGGGCATTTAATCTCAATCAGTCCACCGTTAACCAAACCATCTGGACTCGCCCCGGACTTTAAGATTGGATGCTTTACGAAGCCAATTTCCTCCACCTTTGAATCCGTATGAAACTCATAAGCCGTTCGCGCCTTTGGCTCCGTATCTATCCCGTGCTGCATCGCGGCGTTGGTATAACTTTCCGCCGTCTTATCAGTTAAAGTTTCTGCGATAAGTTGCGCCATATAATTCTTGCGACCAGACCCCCAGCCTGTTTTGGTTTTGGAGATTACGTCAGGAATGCGGGAGGCCGTGACCAGACCTCGCCGCACGTCGAACCAACTTTCAGAACCCTGAATTACATCACCCAATTTTTTTCTCCAGTGTCTTTTTAACTTGGGCGAATTTCTCCGCTGGAATATCGTCAACTGACTTTATTCCGTAATGTTTACAAAGGGTCGCTGTATCAACATTGGCGTCCTTAATCAGCCCGACAATTATATCCTTCTGTTCGGGTTTAATCGTCGGTAAGGCTTCTCCCGCCCCTACGCCATCGTCATCTTCAGCCGCAATACCAACTGCCGCCATTAAACCATATCGTCGAGCGTAGGTGATTGCAGAACCTAACCCCTGCATATCATTCTTGACCAAGATCAAGGGAACGCCACCGTCGGTCATTGTCCCACCGTTCTTGTGATGGATAGAAGTCACCAATCTAAGATCGCCATTGGCTCCCTGTACCGCTTGATGAATTGCGATACCGTTATCCGTCAGTGGCTTTCTTATTACATCCCAAACGGAAGGCAGATCGGCATACTTATAATTATAACCATCCGCTCCTTTTTTTACGCCTTCAATCTTGGCTTGAGCCTTCGCCAGCGCGGAAAATAATTCTTCCCGCGCTCTAGTTGTAATCTCTTCAGTCATCTAACCCTCCATTTTTTCATCAAGTTCAGTTATCCCTAGTCCGATAAATGATCGGACGTCCTCAAGGCGGTCGTGGTAGGCAACGTCTGCGCCAAACTCTTCCGCCATTCGCATCGTGCTTTCAAGTTCGGCAATTTGCTCCTGAGCCTTCAGTAAAAATACTTTGGCCCGAAAGTCAGAGCTACTCGTCGGCGTATCAATGTCCACCAACGTCGAATTAAAATCATCTGGATATGGCATAATTTTTTCCTTTCAATTTCATAGTAATTTATTTTCAACGTAATGTAAAGTTTTTATTTACAAGGATAAGCAAAAAAAACCAGCCCGAAAAGGGCCGGGGATGTATATTGGTAAAATTCAGGAGAAAAAAAGCGCAGTTTCGGCTTCGCGCCGACGTACCAATCCTTTTAGAATTATGCCACCCGCCCGACGCCATTGCCAGAATTGATTCCCGGCGTCTTCAATACAGCCTTGTTTTATTAGAGAGCGAACTTGGCTGGCGCGGAAATTGCCTGAACCGATATTAAAAGTCAGAGAGGTAAGTGCGCCTTTTTGATTTTCAGTAAGGTCTTCAAAGTATGGTTGGGTTAATCTTTCGACCGATCTGAACGAAATATTACAATCTCTTTCGAGTAATTCGATAGCTGTTTCGGCGGTAATCTCTTCGTGATCCATAGTAACCCTTTCGCCATCCAGATCATAAGTAGCGCCGTAGCCAATAGTGGGAATCCCAATACAATCCCGATACACCGAAAGACTAATTGATTCGAACTCTTTAATACATTCCAAACCCGCTTCATTTATCATCCCCTAATTTTTTCAAGTGACCTGTTCCCAAACCAAAAAGCTATGATCAGACTTAGGAGAGCTTTAAGCTCTTCCGATAGCGCCTTATCTATTGCGTCAATTATTCCTACGCCTTCATTCGTCAGTGCTATGGCCGCGCTGACTTCCAAACCTACCCAGGTCAAGATCACAAGATATGTCACCACCGGGCGAACGGTTGCTGAAAGAGTTACCGTCCAAGGAGCCGCACGTTTCATAATTGCGGAGTCGTGTCTATATAAAGCCCTTGTCTTATCAGCGTCAGCCTCGACCTTGGTC